CGCCAACCTCAGTGCCGCCCCTGTTGAACTGCCTTCTTAACTCAAGCCCCTCTGCCGCGTTATTAGCCATCGCCCGCGTGGGCTTCAAGTCAACATCGCTTTCCGCCTTTGCATCGTCATCAATTTCTAAATCCTTGCCTGTGACGCGTAAATACTGAGCATGGCTCTCACAGGGCATGTATACGTTGCCATCGGGTGTCTTGAGCGTGTGATGGCCTGTGCAACCAAGTTCTGTTGCCCTGCTATCCGCCTCCGCCACCGTATTGAATAAGTCTCCACCCTCCCCCATTCTTGGGTCATCTTTTGTGCGCCTTGTATATTCTGCATGGGTTGAACACGGCATGTATACCGTGACACCATCAATTTCCATTGTATGAGTGCCTGAGCAACCTATTTCCCTTGCCCTTGCCCGTGCATCCGCCCTGTTGCCGAACCTATCTCCCACGTTGGTATACTTGCCATCGCCCATCTCCTCATTGGTGAGCCTTTCGTACTCATCATGGCTGGCGCACGGCATAACGACTGTAGCCCCGCCTACATCGTGCGTGTGTGTGCCTGAACAGCCTATCTCTGAAGCCCGTGCCTCTGCATCTGGTATGTTGTCAAAGGTATCGGCTGAATTTGCGTATTTTTCCAAAAACTTTGCATCATCCTCAACCTGTGCATCTGGGTCTCCTTCTTGCTCTGCAACCATTGGTGAGCCAAGCGGGAAAAGGTTTGCGTTGATATACACATCATCGCCACCTGTAATTTTTTCCAGACCCAATCTATCCCTAGCCTCGTTACGGCTAATGATGCCCTCCCTAACGGCCTCAATTGCATTTTGATAAATTAAACGGCGGCGTTCTGCCATCGCTGGTATTGAGTCAATGTCATATTCCATGCGAATGTCATCGCCATAGATAGGCGACAGCCATTCATTCATATCACTTTCAACCCGCTTCATAAGAGGAATGATTGTCTCCTCATATAAGGCTAACCGCGCCTCCGCTATGTTGTTATACGTTTGACTATCTGGCACACCAACCAATTGTGCTGGCACACCAAAACACAACGCTATATCCCGTGCGCTCATATTTTTGAGCTGAAGGAAATCCATATCCTTTGGTGAAAGACCCATTTCCTTCCAATCAAAATCTCCTTCTAGCAACATTGGTCGCCCTGCGTTTTGCGTTCCCCCGAACCTTGAAAGAAGGTCACTTTGTAGCTGTTGCCTTTGAACATCTGACAACTGCACGGTCATACCGCTTTCATCCATAGGCTTGAAAATGATTGCACCACTTGGACGCGCCCCATTGTTTAACAGGTTTACATTGTGCCGCGCCGCGAGGTTGTGCTGGTCAATATCTAATGCCGCCGCATTGATTGGTGAAAGGCCGTAGTAATCATCCAGAGGATTCCACAATTTGAAGTGCTTAACTTCTGACTGCCCTGTTTCTGGGTCAACGGGATATGTGCTGACGGTTGAGCCACCTATTTTGTAATTGTAGCTTTCAGGTATGGTCGTCTTGCTTGGCGTAATTGTAACGCGGTCTGGTCTAAGCAAGTGCAATTCTGAAGGAGAGCCGTTGATGTCTGACCGCACGGCGTAGCTGTTGCCGCTTAGAAGCAAGAAGCTATACAAGCCTTGGAAGTATTCATTACCAGCTAACTGAGGGCTGGGTCTTTCTAAAATACTTATCAAGGGATGCTGTTGTAACTGGATATCGCCTTGAAATACTTTGAATTTTACTGATGCCGCCCCATTAGCAATCTCGTTAACGCACCGATAAACGATTGCGTTTTCTTTATAGCCCTCTTTTGCCAAGCTCTTATATGTGTAATCACTACGCTCCACCGCCCCTATGTTTTGATACATAACAACGGGAGCTTCTTTTTTCTCGTCGTCCCTCTTGGTGAAAAAATCACCCAAATCATCTAGGATACCCATCAGCTAATTCTCCATGTCGCCTGTCCGCTGGACTTGCTTAACTCTGTCAACGCCCAAACTAGAGCATCCATTCTATCAGGCGACTTTCCATCGCCGTTAAATTCACACATCTGGTTCTCCAATATATCAAAATTTCCAACGTGTGACACCCTCTTTTGCTCATACAGAGCCGCGATAGGTTCTGCCCTTACCAGCTTACCCCTTGTTGCCGTTACTTTTTTATAGGGAACATTTGAATCAATGGTGCGTAAAAGACGCTCAACAAGGTCGCCCCCGTTGTTAACTTCCGCAATGACCTTATCCGCGTTGTGAATGTAGTACGCATCAACCGCCTTCCTTGCCCAACCATCAGGCGTGGCTCTTAAACTGCAATCCTCCAGAACGTAAAACCTGTCATCAATGCCCCTAGCGGCTACCACGATGCCCGTTTCATCTGAGTTTTGCCCACTGGTGACTGCGGGGTCTATACCCACAACAACCCGTGACATTTCAGGAAGCTCATCTTCCGACAGTCTGGTTGCCTCAATCATCCCGTATGACCAGAGCGCACCCTCTACATCTTGCAAGATATCCGCATAAAGCTCTTGCCTGCCCAAGCGAGTGCCTTCGTATTTTTCTTTTAGTAGAGCAAGCGCACTATCCGCCAAGTTTTCATAATTCTCAAACGTGCTTCCCTTTGTAACGAAAACATCCTCACCATCCCTTCGCGCCAAGTCGATTATCAACGGCGTTGGTCTGGGCGTTGTTGTAACAACAAGGCGGGGCTTAGTTCCCAAACGCAAACCAAAGAGCATTTGGTCATAGGTTTCTGGATAACGCCACGCGGCTAACTCATCTGCCCATATCCTGTGAAACTGCGGACCACGAAGGCGGTCTGGCTCAATCGCCGCGTAACCCTGAATTTTAGAACCATTCCAGAGTTTTATTTCCATACTGCTTTTATTGTATGAAGTGATACACTCCCTTGGCAGAATATTCATAAGCCCGCTTGGACCCTCAAAACAAACTCGCCTCAAATCGCCGCCTGTTGGAGCAATCACACCCGTAATCACATTCTGATTTGCCATTGCATAGCTTGATATATCTTCCGCACCTGTTCGGGTTTTGCCCCAGCCGCGACCAGCGAGGATGAGCCAGACATCCCAATCACCCCTTGGTTCGCGCTGTGATACTCTAGCTTGCTTGAGGTTCCATTTAGTGAATGTCGCCCACGCCGCCTTCTCCGCGTCTTGCCAATTCTCGGACAAGGTCGAAAGCCTCTGATAATCCTTCATCGACTGCTGAGACCGTTCCATTGATGCTCCTGTTCTCCGTGCTTTCACCTAGCGCAAGGCGACCTGTCTTGTGCGTTTTTTCCAGCGCGGAGGCTAACTGGTTTATTCCCGTGCTTGATATAATGTTTGGGATTGGTGGCATTGGCTCATTGAAAGCCTTGCCATCAATATTCGCCGCCTCTTGTTTATCATGCCAAAGCTGTAAGGCCACCTCATACTTCTGGCGTTCTGTTTGACCCAACCGCATCAAACGAACAATATCTGCCTGAAGTGCCTTCGCCAGCTTGAGAGAGTTTCCGTCAAACTCAATGGCCTCCTGTGCTAATTCTTTTCTTTTGTGGGCATCAATGTCTCTGTTGAGCTTTGCCTCAAATATCGCTCGATGCCCGCGCCAATCATCCTTTTTGCTATGCCTGTGAACGGTGGTAATGGTTACGCCAAGCCTTGCCGCCAGCTCCTCTAAGGTGGGAAACGCCCTGCGCCCTGAAGCATCAACAATGCCCTGCACATAATCTTGGCGAGCATCTTGCCACTCTTGAGCCGTTGCCTTTGGTCGTTTTTTACCCTTTTGTTTCTGAGGCATTTGATTTTTCCTTACGTTTGCACATTACACATCTACCATACCCGCAGATTTCTGGGAAGTTTTTGCCCTGAATTTTTTTACATTTTTTTTCACTTTTTTTACTTTTAGGGGTTTACAAATGTAACAGGATTTGTCATTATAATTATGTCGAGAGGGCAAAAGCCCTGATAACCACGGAGATGAAAATGATTAACCAATTACCAACAGACCGCACCTTCGGAG